ATTTTTGATGTTAATCAGCATCGCCCAATTAAAATGGCGGGTTTAGTCAATCTATCCGATCATTGTGCTAATAGGTGGCGTTCAGATGAGATGTCCGCGGCATGTGCTGTCAAAACTCGCCTGGCAACTGACCCAACTAACATATCTTCAGATAGTTTAACCCAGTGGTTTAATTATTGGGATCACCTCACTGATTTTATTAGCGGTCTAACTCCTTGTTTGGAGTTGGCGGTTAATGAAAGGGAGTCATTATTCCAAGAGTGGTCAAAAAGGTTTCCGTCACAGCGTGCCAGAGTATTCCAGCGGGCGTTGTTGAGGTTCCCGTATGGTGCTGACGTCCCCCTTAGTTTTAAAGCAATGGCTAAGTGGGATGAGTGGAATGTTGCAAAATTATTTGGTAAAGGCCCTAGAGCTGTTTGCATGCCAGCTGAGTGGTACATAGCCCATGTTGGGCCATGTATGTATCGGTTGGGATCAGAGTTAAAGAAAGTGTGGAATTATTATCAAGGCTCTCGTATCGTTTATACCGCTGGTATGACTGCCGAACAATTAGGTGAAATAATATCTAGCCATGAGTGCTGGTATACAACCGATTTCGCAGGATTTGATGCCAGTCAAAATTGGTGGGTCACTGCTTGGATGATTGAGGCGATATCAGGTTTAGTTTTAGATCCGTGGATTAAATCTCTCATTCCATTAATGATGACCACCCGGATTCGTAATCGAACCTTTCGTTATACAGGTATCGCAAAAATGAAATCGGGTTTACCTCAAACCTCAGTTGGAAACACAATGTTGAACGCATTTTTAGTATTCTTAGTTTGTCGCAAATTAGGAATTGAAAATTACTTGTTTTTATGTAGCGGTGATGATCGTTGTTTTACATGTCCCGCGAGTCAGATGACACAATTTGTTGAGGCTCATAAGGAGCTTTGTCGAATGATTAGTCTCTTTGTGGAAGGGGAGATTCGTCATTTCTTTGATGTGTCTTATAACTCAGGCGTCCTTTACCCAGTGGAAGAGGGTAAATGGGTGCTTGGTCCGTACATAAATAGAGGTATGAAGCGTTTCTCCTTTACTATGGAGTGTCCCCTAACTTTCCGACAGTTTGCTGCGCAATTAGTTAAGGCTGAAAGTTTGAATGTTTCACATATCCCATATTTGCGAGAGAAGCTGACTGAATGGGTTGGTCGCACTGGTGACGAAGAAGTTCGGAGTCAGTGGTTGGAAAGGTG